TGTTCCGCTTAAACCTGTACCTATAGTTAAAGCATTTGGTGTATTAGCCGTAATTGTTCCGCTACCGCCTAAAGATATTGATGTGCTATTTACTGTGATGCTTGAATTAGCAAGATTGGCATTTGTTATGCCAGCCGTTCCACTTAAATTGCTATTCGTTAATCCAGAAATTGTATTTGAAGCAGCTGCAATCGTTTTATTAGTTAATGTATCGGTTGTGGCACGACCTACCAAAGTATCTGTAGATGTTGGTAAGGTTAATGTACCTGTATTGCTAATTGTGCTGATTACAGGGCTTGTCAGCGTTTTGTTTGTTAAAGTCTGTGTACCTGTTAACGTGACTACGGTTGAATCAATTGCAATCGTTACTGGCGCAGAACCGTTAAAACTTGTGCCTGATAATCCAGTTCCTATTGTCAACGCATTAGGAGTATTCGCTGTAATGGTTGCACTACCACCTAGTGATATGCTTGTGCTATTAATAGTGATAGAACTATTTTGTAATTGTGAATTGGTTACATTAGATAATGCCCCACCCAACACAATGTTTCCACTAGTTGTTACCGTTCCCGTAAGCGTAATACCATTTACAGAACCCGTACCCGATACCGAAGTTACCGTTCCAGAGCCTTTATTGTTAAAAGTATTCCAATCGGATGATGTTAAGTAACCATTAGTAGATGCGGTTGCAACCGACATTGAAATTGTTGGGGTTGTACCACCACTAGATGCGACAGGGCTTGTTGCACCTACCGAAGTTACATAAGAACCAGATGGTTGTTTGTTATTAAAAGTATTCCAATCAGTTGATGATAGGTATCCACTTGTGCTTGCACTTGCTTGAGTAATGCTAATAGCAGGTGTACTTCCACCGCTTGATTGTATAGGGGCAGTTCCTGTGACAGATGTTATTGTTCCTACATTAACCGAACCACCTAAACTTACGGTATTAGAATTAATCGTAATGCTTGAATTCGCTAATTGCGCATTGGATATTGTTCCAGATAAATCGGTAGTTGGAATAGTTGCGCTAGCAATAAACGCACTTGTTCCATTACCGATTACATATCCAGTTAAAGTAGTAGCCCCAGTACCGCCAGATGATGGGTTTAATGTACCTGCTAAAGTAACAGGACCGCTTGTTGCTATATTAGGGGTTAGTCCTGATAAAGTAGTAGTAAATGTGGTTACGCCACCCGTTAGGGAAAATGATTGCCAACCAGAAACATTGAAACCTTCAAATGTACCGCTACTAGTGTTGTATCGAATTGCACCAGTGCTGCCAACCCTTTGTGCGGTTGTTCCGTTTGGTAACGTAACTGAGCCACTTCCAGGAAATACTGCATTGTTTGCAATACTAAAGGTTGGGGTAGATGAACCATCACCCCCCGCAATACTGATTTGATTAGTTGTTCCCGTTAATACATTAACACTTAACGCCGTTCCATTGCTAGAAATAAACCCATTACCGCCTAAGCTAGCTAGCGCTAAAGGTAAACCATTTAACCCTATTGTTGGGTTACCACTTACGCCGTTTGCATTTGTAATGCTTAAGCCAGCACCCGTTGATACAATGCTTCTATTAGTTACAGTACTACCGCTATTTTTTACAATAATTCCCTGTGATGCATTTTCTAACGATGCCGATACGCCATTAAGAAAAAAAGAAAATTGACCTTGTGGTGAACCTGTTGATGTTCCTATACCTAGTCCGCCTGCTAAACTACGGCTATTTGCAAGGGTTGGTTCTTGATTTACAGTAACAAAAGTTTGTTGTTGTGTAGGGCTATTTGCAATTGCAGCAACTGTAGTTTGTACAGTAAGCCCGCCTTGTTGAATAGGCACTTGTTCCGTGCCAATTAAAGCAGTAGCTAGTGGTAATTCAGTAATCGTCTTATTCGTCATGGATTTGTATTCACAGGTAAATAAGTGATACCTTCTAAATTTCCATTTTCTGTATATGGCGTTTGTAAAGATAATAAATCTTGTGCATCAGGGGTGGTTACAATTTGATTATTTCCCGTACCGATATTTGCATCTGGGCGTGGAAACCGCACAGAAATCTTTTCTGGTTGGCGCATTTTTAAACGATAAGGGTCTTTATTATCAATGCACCCAAACTTACATACACGAAGCCCTGGAGTATTCCCGTCTTCTTGAACGTCATCATACGCACGTTTCATTTTGCATCTATCGCAAACTTGAATCGTAAGTACAGAATTTCCTCGTGTATTAAGCCATTTCATCTTGTATATACGCTAATATTTGGTGCAAAATAAATTGGTGATTTATCACGTTCTTCTTCTTGAACAATATGTAAATATTTTTCCGCCTGTTGTTCGCAATAAGCAATTCTTGCTGGGTCAACTTGCGGCAACTCCATCGCCATTTGATGACCTAGCATATTTTGAATTGCTAAATACCAGCGTTGCGGTATTTCAATTGAACCATTTAATGCCCCCACATCCTGCACATAACGTGTACACCATGCTACGATTTGTGGTGAATAAATAGCAGGCGTAGGCCAGAGAACCATTGTTGGTTGGGGTATTGTTCTATTTAACCAATACTGCAACGGATAATTATTTAAAAAGTTTTTGTTTGGCAAATTAACATAATCATCACGGTTCATACGGAACATTGGTATTTCCGTTGGATTAGAACCAAAATTAACTTGATAAAAACCCATATTTGCGCCACTTGTTTGCAATATTCTCCAATAAGGCGCACTAGTAGATGGGTCTAAATCGTTATAAATCCATTGCCCACTTACCCATGATGTAGTAGTTGGGGTAACAATGGTTGTCCATGTAGAACCATCTTGCGATGATTGTATTTGATAATTAACCGTTCCCGTAATTGCAGGTAGAATGCCAACAGACGCCATGTAAATGGGGTTTTGTGTGCCGTTGTTAATACCAATATAACCTGTATTCGTAGTTAATTGACAAATATTTGTGTAAGCACCGTCAAAGGCATTAGCAGATGTTCCTGATGAAGAATTATAGCCCTGCGTATTAATTGTAAAATACCGATAATTGGCATTTAACACATCATTTGTTCCTACGGGCAATAAATATTCGTATTGGTCGGGATACAACCCAATTACATTCTTTTGAATAGCCCAATACTGCACACCATAATTTACTAAGTTCGATAGTAAATAATAAAGCGATTGTTTTGATGCAAATATTTCTTCCGATGTTAATTCTTCGGCAAGTTTACCCGCCCTTCTAGCACCGCTATCAATCAGGTTTTGAACCGTTACAACAGTGGTAGATACCGTTCCGCTTGTAGTCATTACCACCCCTTGATGTCATATTTTTTCTTTGCTTTACCGCCATCTTTACAATGCCAACGCTTTAAAGATGCTTTAGCCCTTGGCGCATCACCACTTGCATGTTCTACAACACCCTTCATGCGGGCGCAAAATGAATCATGCCTAGAACCCTTTGCTTGGGGTGCTTGTAAATGGCTTCCAGTTTCACGGTTGTATTTAGCCCTACCCTTAGCCGTTAAACCCGCACCTTGGCTTGTAGGTTTCTTTTCGCCCCTACCTACGGCTAGGGATACACCACCATCTTTTTTCTTAGCGGTTTTAGCTGATTCAATAAATGCTTGTTTACTTGGCGCACCCTTGCTTCCAATCTTTCGCATATGTTCACCACTTCCATGCTTAATTCTTTCTTGTTTAGCATGAATATTTGCATAAAGACCACCGCCATCTTTTTTCTTTGCACTACGTTGGGTAGCATATGCAATTGCTACCGCTTGCTTCATTGGTTTGCCAGCATGTATCTCGGCAGAGATATTCTTTTTAAAAGCACGTTCCGATTTACTTTTAATTAGAGGCATGATTAGCTTCCAACACCAACAACATTATTGTTATTTTGAATCAATTTACCAGAAATAATTACACCAGCTGCAATAGTTGTTGCGGTACTTGTAACTAGTTGCCACTGAATATCAGTTTTTTCCGTATAAATAAATGGTTCGCTAGAACGATTAGCTGTATAAATTGATACAAATGGTTGTTGTAATACTACAAACTTTACACCAGTTAAATTATTAATTGCTTGAACGGAATAAGTAACAATATTAGATGATGTGTAGCTATTCGATGTATTTACTTCGGCTAAATCAAGGTAAAAAGAATAACCAGCGGGTACTGTATATACGGTACTTTGTGATTTACTAATTCCAGCATTAATTTGGGCAACAACATTTGATGATTGCTTTAATGTAATCGTGCCTACGTTTGTTGTTTGCCCCGTACCAGCGGAAGTTAAAACCAAACTATTTACACGGTAATAACTATTTAAGGTAGTTACGCCAGTTGTACCGTTCATTTGCAATGATTCGGATATTTGATTAAAACTTGAATCTAATCCACTAATTAACACTTTAGCAACCGTATCATCAGATGCGGATGTACTAACAAGGGTTAGTGTAGATGCACTTGTAATGTAAGTATAGGTTGTTGCATTTTCCCAAACGGGTATTTTTGTATTACCAACGGCGGATTGGTAACCAAAAATGTTTACTTGTTGATGCCCATAAATTTGGCTGCGGGCAACTTGTAAATCAAATGGTTCATATGCGCCACCACGGGTAACCGAAGAAACGATGTTATTGCTCATAAAAATTCTCCAAAGTTAAAAAGTGGGGGCTTTCACCCCCTGCTTCTTAGTAATTACACTTACCGCCCTTTTTATGATGCGTGGAAATCTTGCTTTTAGCATGACCTCCATGTTTCATTGGGTGTCCATCAATTTTATGATGACCCATCGCCATATGTTCTGCATGTTCATGCATATGAATATGACCGCCATCTTTATGACCATGTGCTTTGTGATGCATTACATGACCTTCGTGATGTTTCACATGCCCACCTTTTTTGTAACCAGCTGGTGCTTCATGGATTTCACCAGTTTTACCAGCTTTTTTGTGTAGCTT